CGGTCGAGATCATCAAGCGCAAGCGCGTGCACTTCGAGACCGACAAGGGCGTCACCGATTACAAGCACGCGGAACTGTCCGATGTCATCGACGCCGCTGCGCCCGCGCTTTCGAAGCATGGCTTCAGCACCAGCTGGAAGGTCACGAAGCAGGAACGCGACTGGATCGAGGTGACGTGCTTCCTAAAGCACAGACTCGGCCACTTCGAGACGGCTACGCTCGGCGGACCGCCGGACCAGAGCGGCGGCAAGAACGCCATTCAGGCCGTCAGTTCGGCGAAGACCTATCTCGAACGCCAGACCATGAAGGCCGTCTGCGGGTTGGCGGAGAAGGGTCAAGACGACGACGGCAAGGGAGGCGACGCGGTCGTCGACCAAGTTCTGGCCGCGTGGCTGGTGGAGTCTGCGAAAGGCGAGAAGGCGCTGCGCGACTACTACGAGGCGAATGTGCCGACCGAGGAGTTCTGGTCGAAGCACGGTCCGAAGCTGCGCCACAGCGCGCGACAGGCTGACGCCGAACGAAAGGCGGACCAGCAATGATCGTCCTCAACCACCCCCAGGGCTCGGAGGACTGGCTCCGGGCGCGCTGCGGCGTCATCACGGCGAGCCGCTTCTCCGACGCGATCGACATGGTCGGAGGCCTGACGGAGCAGCAGCAGGCCTACGTCGATGCGCTGATCGCCGGCAAGGCCGAGAGCGACGCGCGCGCCGCCGCCGGCTACAAGGCCAAGCCCACGTCCGGCGCGATCGAGAAGGCGCTGCGGGGCGAAGACCTGCGGCAGCCCAGCGCGAAGGCGACCGCCTACGCATCGTTGATCGCCATGGAGATGATCTCGCGCGAGCCGCTCGACGACACCTTCGTCACCTACGCCATGCGGCGCGGGCGCGAGCTGGAGCCGCAGGCGCGCGCGGTCTATGAGCACAGGACCGGCGCGTGGATCGAAGAGGTCAGCCTGATCCTGACCGACGACTCGCGTTTCGGTTACAGCGCCGACGGTTTCCGCGACGAGGACGGCCTGATCGAAATCAAGTGCCCCGCCGCCTGCGAGAAGCTGGTCGACGTGTGGCGCCATCCCGAGCAGGCCCACCTCGAATACATCGACCAGATCAACGGCGGCCTGTGGATCACCGGGCGGAAGTACTGCGACCTGGTCATCTACTGCCCGTGGCTCGCGCCCGTCGGGAAGGACCTCTTCGTGAAGCGGATCTTCCGCGACGAGGCCGCGATCGAGCGTCTGGAAGAAGGCCTCGTGCGCTTCATGCGGCTGGCCGACTCGATCCTCGAGGTCCTGCGCACGCCGACCAAGATGACCGGCGCCCTGAAGGACGAAACGCCAGCCGCCGAGGCCCCGCCGTGGGAAGAGCCGCGCGCGCCCGCTCCCTCTGCCGCCCCCATCACCAAGCCCAAGGCGTCGGCACCGATGCCGACCGAGATTCCCTTCTGAGGAGCCACCATGACCGATCAACTGGATTTCCCGCAAATCGAATCCGCCAGCACGGCAGTCGCCGCCACCGCGCCGGAGGGCGCTCTCGACTTCGAGAAGGTCGACCTGAAGACCATCGCCCTCGCCCAGTTCGGCGACTGGCGCAAGGATGTCACGGACGTCGAAGCGAAGCTCACCGGCGTCGTCCACGACCTCAGCACCCAGACGAAGGTCGACGACGCGAAGTCCCTGCGCCACCGCCTGATCAACGTTCCACTCGCCAAGCAGCGCAAGGTATCCAAGGCGCTGAAGTCGAAGCTCAACGACGTCAGCAAGGACGTCGGCGCCGAACTGGAAGCCATCGAGTCGGGCTACGCCAACGCGGAGAAGCTGATCACGCCGCAGATCGAAGCCGCCGATGCGAAGCTCGAAGCCGAGCGCCTGGAACGCGCGCGCAAGGAAGAGGAGCGCGTGGCCGCTCACGAGGCCCGCCTCGGCACCTTCCTCAACGTTATCACCCGCGCACATGGATTGCCGTCGGAGCGCATCGCTGCGGCCATCGCTGCGGTCGATGGCACCGTCATCAACCCCGACGAGTGGGAGGAGTTCGCCGCGCGCGCCGAGGCTGTCAAGGGCGAGACGCTGACGACGCTACGCGACATGCACGCCAAGTCCGTCGAAGCCGAGCGCATCGAAGCCCAGCGGATCGAGAACGAGCGGATTGCCGCGGAACTCGAGGCCAGGCGGCTGGCGCTGGAGAAGAAGGAGCGCGAGCAGGCCGCCGAGGCGCGCCGCCTCGCGGCCATCGAGGAAGAGCGCGTCGCGCGCATCGACGCGCGACTCGCCAACCTGGCGGCGAAGCGTGCCTACACGTCGGATCAGTCGGTCAACATGATCAACGCCGCGTTGCTGGAGATGAGCCGGAATCCTCCCACGGCCGACCTCTACGCCGAGCGTGTCGACGAAGGCATCGCCAGTCACGATGCCGCCGTCGAGCATCTGAAGATGCTCCTTCCCGTCGCGGTTGCGCGCGAGGAGGCCGAGATCATGGCGCGCCTCGCCGCTGAAGCTGCCGCCGCAGAGCCCGCGCCCTCCGAGACGCAGGCCCAGCTGATCGAGCGTGGCCGCGAGATCGTCAACGACATCATCGCCGCCGAAGTCCTGAGCGACGCCATTGGCGAAAAGTCCGAGACGCTCGCAGGGCGAGTCCTCCGTCTCGCCAACGAGCTGAGCTATTTCGAGGCCGGCGAGGGTGACTCCTACCGCCGCGAAACCGGCGCGCGCGACCGCTGCTACCAGGAGTTCAGGGCTGCGGTTGCTGACGCCAAGGCGAACGGCGTGAAGGTCAACCTACGCGGCTGCCTCGTGGACCAGTCGATCATCAATGCGCTGATGCCCGAGGACGTCGTCCCCGTCGCCGCTCCTGTCGCTCAGATCCGCCAGCCCGATCCCGCTCCGGCACCCGTCAGCGAGCCCGAGCAGGTCCGCGTCATGAAGCTGAGCGAGATCAATGAAGCCTTCGAAGGCAAGTTCACGGTCAGCGGCGATGGCCTGGCCGCCCTGGGCTTCGACGCGCTGCCAGTGAAGGGCGCCGCGAAGCTCTACCGCGCGTCGGACTTCGACCGCATCTGCAACGCGATCTCGGACCACGCCCACACCGTGCGCGCGCGTCGGAGCCTGGAGAAGGCAGCATGAGCGCGACCACGAAGGAGGATCGCGTCGCGCACGCGAACGCGCTGATCGACGTGATCGCGCGTCATGGCCGCCGGTTCTTCCACAACCAGCGCCACCAGCGCAACGCCCGCATCGAACTGCGCCATGGCCGCGTGTACTTCCTGGACGACTACTCCGGGAAGGCGATCTACACGCACAAGACGACCTTCGAGAACCGCTGGCGCGGCTTCAGCCACGGCGGCACGCTGCGCTCGCTGGTTGAGCAACTGCGCGACTACATCACGAAGGGGACGCTGCTTTCGCGCTGGGTGATCGCGCCGGCCTACGTGCACACCGACGGCGACATCTGGGGCTACGGCAGCGCCGCTGAGGCGGTGCGCGCCGAGGCCTGGAAGCTGCCCCTGTTCGCGCCGGAGAAGGTCGTCCAGGCGGAAGGAGCCGGCACATGAGCAGCGCCAAGCGACGCGCGAAACGAAAGATCGCGCAACTGGTCCGGATGGACTGGCAGCGGATGCGCATGACCAGCATTGGCCCCTCCGTCGCCATCTTCGGCGTGCCGGACAAGAAGTGGCTCCTGTTCGTGGGCTGCATGGTCCCGCTCGGCAAGAAGCTGCGGCGGATGGGTCTTGAACAGCGGGCGCGCGCGGCGTTGGAAGCCGCGCGGTCCGATCTGCAGTGAGGGGCGCGCGATGAACTACACCACCGTCGCTCTGATCCTCGCCGCGCTGGCCAGCGCCTTCTCCGCAGCCGCGATCTTCGTTGCCCTGCTGGCGTTCCGCCGCGCGCCGCTGGCCGGCAACGGGCCGATCGATCTTCCCGACGCCATTCCTGCAGGCGCCACCTTCCACGACGCAGCCCTGCTCACGGCGATGCAGGGAATGCTGTCCCACGGTGACACGCAGGACCGGAGCGCCTTCTACATCGCCAACAAAGCCCAGCAGATCGCGGACTACATGGTCCGGGTCAGGAGAGCAGCATGACCTGCGAACTCCTCAGCACCGCGACGCGCGTCGCCAGGAAGCCGCATCACTGCATCTGGTGCTGGCAGTCGATCGCGAAGGGCGAGACCTACGTCCACGAGGCCAGCGTCAACTATGGCGACTTCCAGAACCATCACTTCCATCCGGAGTGCTGCGATGCCATGCACGAGGCCGCGCGCGAGGAAGGCGGCCCGATCGAATGGACTCCAGGGATTGAGCGGCCCCTGACTGCAGCCGAGATCGAGTACCAGTCGTGGAACCCGGTCGTGCTGCTGCAAGCGAGGTTGCTTTGAGCCGGCGCGCGCGGCAGCGCCAGGACTCGCGCCCCTGGAATCGACCCACCCCCACGGACCATCCCATCGACTTCGAGGCCCTCGCAGCGGACATCGCCCGGCGTGAGCAGCAGGCCCAGCAACCGAGCAAAGGACAGCAGCAATGAAGATGGCAAAAGCCACCGAGAAGGACATCGACGCCGCTGGCGATGCGATGTCCGTGCTGAACGACATCAGCAGCGGCTACTACCCGGCCCGCGATGGAGAGGAAGGAGCGCCGACCTGCTTCGACCCCGACGATGCCGAGCACCTGCGCCGCTTCTACGATCTGATGAAGCAGACGCTCGATGCGGCCCCGGGCTGGCAAGGCCGCGTCATCGGCGGCATGTGCTACGTGATCCTGTGGGACGAGAACAAGATCGTCGAACCCGACTCGGACACGCTGGACTTGCATCATCGATTCCACCCCACGACAGCCGAAGGATTCCAGGCCGCCGCGCAGGACCTGGCCGAGCGCGCCCGCGCCGCCGGCTGGGTGATCACCATCGACCAGCGCTCGATCCTCGAGCCCTACCCCGCGATGGGGAAGCACGTGGACGTGGTGACGGTGCGGCAGAAGCGGGAGGTCGCCTGATGCGCACCCTGACCCTCAGCCTGAAAGGCGAGTACTTCCACGCAATCGCCTTGGGCGAGAAGGTGGAGGAGTTCCGGCTCGTGACGCCGTACTGGCGCCGCCGCCTGGAAGGCAAGACCTTCGATCGCATCGAGCTCACCTGGGGCTACCCGAAGAGCGACGACAACTCGCGCCGCATATTCCGCGACTGGCTCGGCTTCACGATCAAGACCATCACCCACCCCCACTTCGGGCCGGATCCGGTCCAGGTGTACGCCATCCGCGTGAACTGAGGAACGCCATGACCACCTACACCCACACCGCCGAGCAGCACGATCAACTCCTGACCATCCAGAAGCAGCTGATCGACCTCGGAGACGAGAAGACCGCAGCGCTGCTGGACTGGGCGGTGACGGCTGAGCCGACCTGGATCAATGTTCGCGATCGCATGCCGCCGGATGCCGATGAGGTGCTGATCTGCGTCGACCACGACGACGGCAACGGCCCGTACGTGATGGTCGATCGCTGGTCCATGCACCGTGAGGACCCTCTCGGAATGGGTGGCCCGACCATCGAAATCGGCTTCGACTGGGACAACAACGCTCCAGATGACGTGACCCACTGGATGCCGCTCCCGCAACCTACGGCGGCCTGACATGACCCCGCAGCAGCGCGCCTTCCTCGCCCAGATCGCAGCCGCGAAGGCAGAGGCTCAGAAGCTACGCGAGCTGCTCGGACCCAACGCAACGAAGGTCGCCGTGCTGCGGTGGCCGAGTCTGAAAGGATGAACATGACCACGAAGACACCCGAATCCGTCATCAACGCCGTCTACAGCGAGCTGAGCCGCGCACTCGCGAAGTTCCCCGAATGGCCCACCGACCCTCTGCACGCGCTGGCCGTCCTGGGTGAGGAGTTCGGCGAGCTGACGAAGGACGTCTTGCAGATGACCTACGAGCCGGGCAAGACCAATGCCGAGAACGTGCGGAAGGAGGCGATCCAGACCGCCGCGATGGCGTTGCGATTTGCTGCGATCCTCGATGCCTACATCTATAAGGCGGGCGAGCAACACCGGCAGGAGCAGTGGCAGGCCGACCGCGAGCGGTATGCGGCCAGCGGCGGCCTTCATCCCTGCTACGACTGAGGAGCTGACATGACCGACAAGAACGCACAGGCGCTGGAAGCGCTGAAGGAATCAATCAAGGCGGAGCCGGTCGAGATGCTCGCGAAGTGGCGCGTGCTCGAATTGATCTCCGGCGCCCTCTCCTCCGCCGCACCGGCTGCGAGAGAGGTGGTGGCATTGACCCGCGAAACGATGAAGGTCGGGGGCCGCTACAACTGGCGCTTTCAGAATGATCGGTTGATCTACCTCGGGCGCAATTGGAGCGGCAACGGCTACTGGCACCAGTTTGCTCTCGTCGACAAGCCGGGCAAAGTCTGGTGCGAGGTGACGGACAACGAACTCGTCAACTTCGAAGTCACGGCCCCGCCCGCCCCTTCGGAGACCTCTGCCGAGCCCCTGGGGTGCGATGAAACCGGCATGAGTGGTGACCCGTCGACCTATCCGGCTCACAATCGCCCCACCGTCACTGACGGGGAAGTAGCGCGCAACGCCTTGCAAGCCATCGTCAATGCAGAGCACTACGGGGCTGATGAGGTCGTGCTGGCGAAGATCGCTCGAGACGCGCTCGCCACCCTCCCCGCCGTCCAGCCCGAAGCAGAGACGAGCGCGGAGAATGCGGTGAAACGGGGCGGAAGCATGTGGCACGCGTCGCTGCAGAAGGCCATCGACCTGTGCGAGCGGCATGGGCACGCCGGTGACGCCGCGACGCTACGCGAGATCAAGGCCGATGCGCCGGTGGCTGAGCCTGTGGCGCTGACGGATGTCTTCCTCTGCCGCGCCTGGGGCGAGAGCGATCACCCGTGCGCCGAGCTGGTGCCGGACTGGAACGGCGTGCGCGACTTCATGGTCCGCGAGTGGTTGGGCGCAGCTGACGCGACGAACTACGACGGCACCGTGACGCTGGACCAACTCAAGGAAGACTTCGACGAGCACGAGCAAGACGAGCGTGGCGGCCCGTACGAGGTGATCTTCGAGATCGGCGGTGTGAGCATCGAACGCGTGACCGGATTCATCCACCCATCAACGGTGAAGGAGCCGACATGAACATGCGCGCCGTCATCCGCGCCAACCGTCTGTTGGCCGAAATGGGCTTCACCAACACCGTTGAGGCACTGGAAGAACTTCAACGACTGCGCGCCACCCGCCCTCCAGCGCCAGAAGAGGGCAAGGATGCGGCGCTGCTGGACTGGATGGAGACGAAGGTCGTCAACGTGCGAGAGCCGTTGATGTACGGCTCTCGCGATCTGTTCTGGGCGTCGCCGGATCAGGACGATCCCGCATTTCCCGCCGGCCCGTCCGACATCCGAGCCAAGGTCCGCGCTGCCATGGCGCAAGGGGAGAAGAGCAATGGCTAAGACCGCATCCGACACGACGCTCCTCCGCCGCGAGCGGGCCGACAACAAGCGGCTGCGCGCGGAACTCTCGTTGATCCGCCAAGACTGGATGAAAGCGGATTTGAAGGCCGAACGTCTCGCCAAGGAAGTCGAGGAGTGGAAGGCGCGCTTCGATGCGCTACTCAAGCGTGACACCGCGCTGTCCTAGGGAGGCGGAGCATGAGCGCGCAGCGCTTCGCCGAGATGGTCGTGGCGCCGCTGATCGAGGACGACAGCCTCTGGCACTGGTGCTTCGATTACTAACGCCTCACCTGCAGCGCCTCGGTACCAAGGGCGGCCAAGTGCGCCAGCCGCATGCAGCGGCCTCCCAACCATCGCCCGTGGCCGCGCCCCTACCGGAGACCTTCCAATGCCAGCTGATCCGCAACAACTCACCCCGTGGCTCGATGGGAGTGTGAAGCCAGTGCGCAGCGGCGAGTACGAGCGCCAGGTGCTGACCGCGTCGGGCGACTGGTCCGTCACGGAGCGCGTCTCGTGGAAGCGCGGCCAATGGTTCGTCCGACAAACGCCGCACCTCTGGATCCAGTCCCTCTATCAGCCGCGCTTTGCCGGTGGCATGGACTTCCGGTGGCGCGGCCTCACGAAGGAGCAGAAATGACCGAACCGCAAGGCCCCAAGGACCACGTCGTCCACTACACCGATCTGAACGGCGTGCGCCAGCAGACCGCGCGCACGACGAAGGATCACGCCTACAAGCTCGCCGCGACGCTCCGTGACTCGGTCGTCGTGCATGTCGGACTGGAGGTGAAATGATGACCGACCCGCAACAGCAGGCCATGCCGCCTCTTCCCCCGCTCGATGACGAGAACATCGAATGGCCCGATGTTGAGAGCATGGCTCACGAGTGCGTGCAGGAGGCGCTGTGCTTCGGCCTCAACTACGACGTCATCCATCGCCACATGCTGTCGGTGATGTTCAGGACCGCCGGATCCTGCCGTCGCGCTCTCGCCGCCTCGGATCCAAGCGACCAGGTCGAAAGCTTGAAGCAGTCGGTTATGTTCTGGAAAGCGCAGACGGAGCAAACCACACGCGTGCACGCTGAACTTCGCAGCGCCCAAATGGTCATCCAACGCATGCAGGCAGGCACTGCTGACGAAGAGATGATCCGCGAGACCCTGGCGCTCAAGGGCCAATGCACCGCCGCCTCGGCTCCCAGCAGGGAGGTGCCTGAGAACCGGTATCCACCGTATGGCCCTCAAGACGATGGCGAGCCCAACCCGTGGAGCGCCACCGAGTTCCCCGATCTCACCGATGAGGAGCGAGCGGCGGCTGCCGGTGGAGTACCAATGCTCGACGACGATGGTCGCGCGATGATCGCCAACTCGCACCACTACACGGCGGAGAACATCCAGGCTGTTATCGACGACCTGAATGCGGTCGCGCGGGGTGAAGAGTCGGTGAAGTGGCATGACCGCGATTGGCGCACGCAGGCGGCCATCTACGCTCGGATCATCCAAGGTCTTTTCCACGACGTGCCTATCGCCCCCTCCCCTTCTGTCGCAGCAGAGGAGAGGAAGCTGTGAAATACCTGATGCCACAAGTTGGGGTTAATGACCTTCGCCCATGGGATGCGCAGCCTGGGCCGGTGAGAACCGACTTTCACGACCCTGCGGTCCTATTTGAGTGGCACGGCGGTCGGCCAAATAGTGAGGGGACAGCCGTCGGCACCTGGAAAATTACACGAGCGCTGCTCATCAAGCAAAACGGTCATCCTCCGGCAATTGTTTTTGCACCGGTCATTGCCGATACGGCGCTGCGCGGAATGTCCGCAGAGGAGACCAAGCCGTGAGCAATGGCATCATCCTGTCGCCCGCTGAGATCGTCACCCTGACCGGCCGTCGTCAGCGCCAGGCCCAGCGCCGCGAGCTCGAACACATGGGCATCGCGTTCCGTGCTCGTTGCGATGGCTCCTTGGTGGTGCTTCGCAGCGACGTCGAGCGCCACCCCGACCACAAGCCGACGATGCGAGAACCGGAACTGCAGCTGTGAACCGCCCGCGGAAGAACAACAAGCACCTGCCCCCGTGCGTCTATTACAAGCACGGCACGCACTGGTATGTGAAGAAGGGGAAGTGGAGGGACATCGGCAAGACCGTGACCGAAGCGCTCGCTGAATATGCCCGCATCATCGAAACCCCTGTGGGTGGAATGCCGGACCTCATCGAGCGGGTTTACAAGCACCACGTCAAGACTGTCTCCGAGAACACGCGCAAGCAGTATCGGCAGGCCGCCGACGCTCTCAAGAAGGCGTTCCAGCAGTTCTCACCGGCGCAGGTGAAAGCCAAGCACGTCGCGGCGATGAAGCTCGCAGGCGCAGCCAAGCCGAACATGACCAACCGCAAGCTGTCGTTCCTGCGCACGGTCTTCAACTACGCCGTCGAGTGGCAGGAGGTCGACTCCAATCCATGCGTCGGCATCAAGCGGCTGCCTGAGCACCAGCGCGACCGATACCTGACCGATGCCGAGGTCGCCGCCATTCGCGGCCAAGCCGGACCGCGTCTGCAGATCATCATCGATCTTCAATTCTTGACCGGTCAGCGAATCCAGGACGTGCTGAAGATCCGGCGAGCCGATCTCACGGAGCAGGGCATCCTGTTCAAGCAGCAGAAGACGGAGAACAAGCTCTGCATCGCCTGGAACGATGAGCTGCGCGCTGTGGTGGAGCGAGCCAAGGCCATGCACCCGAAGGTTGCAGCGCTGACGCTGCTCTATGGCCGCACTGGCCGGGCGCCCGACTACAAGACGGTGCTCAAGCAATGGCACGACGCGCGCATCGCCGCCAAGGTCGAGGACGCGAAGCTGAACGACATGCGTGCCAAGTCGGCCACAGACGCGGACGAGGCCGGCGTGAACGCCACGGCGCTCCTTGGGCACAGCAGCGCAGCCATGACGAAGAGGTACATTCGACGCCGCAAGGGGGCCGTTGCGGAAGGCCCGAGTATTAGACAGGTGTTGGACGTTGGACAAAAAAGCAAATAGCGACGCGGGGTTAGAACATACTCCAATGATGCAGCAGTACGACTTTCAATCTCGCCAAGTGATTGATGCGCATGCGATATTGGCACTGAAGCTGTCCAATACTTTCGGGGCCCGTGGCAGCTTTTGAAACTCGATGGAATCGAGTGATTCCGTGAGTTTTAGACAGGTTTCAGCGCCCCGCCAGGGACGCCTCCCGGCATCGGTCGTACTGGTCCGCCAGCTCGTAAGCCTTGCGCTCCCACCCCGCCAGACTGTCGTCAGTCGCTGGCGTCCGAGGCGGGCAGCTCGCTTGGATCAGCGCCTGGTTGCGCGGCGCCGGGGATGCCGGAATTGAAGCGCTGCAGGCTACCTGCACCAGTGCGGCAAGCAGGATCGCGGTACACCTCTTTGGTCTGGATCTCACGTTCCAACTCCTGGCGAATGGTCTGGTGCTTGACCGTGATCTTGCTGATAGCCGATGCCGCGGCGCTGGCTGCTGCATCGGATGCGATCTGGGCAACGACCGTGTCGCGCGCGGTCTCGGCGATGCAGCCGTCGCGGCCATCCTGCCTGCCCTGCCAGTAGGCACCGCCGGCCAGGGCGATGGCGGATAGCACTCCGCCCAGAAGCACCCAGGGGTTCATGGGTAGAAGGTCCTGCGACCGGAGCGAGGCGGCACCGTCTGCACGTGCGCCCAGCCCTTCGTGGCGCTCGGATGCTCGTGCCACAGTCCCAGCGCCGTCATTGCAGCCTGGCCGTCGCCAGTCATCAGCCACTCGTCAAGGTCGCCGTCCGGATCGTAGATGTCGATCGCTTCACCGGTCATGTGCTTGGAGTGCGGAGCCGCATTGGTGGTCACGGCGTTGACCTGCGGAGGCCTCCAGCCGCTGTTCACGACAGAACCAGAGCCCGGGTGCTTGTCGATGCTGACGCCGAAGATTCCGGCCTGTGTCAGTAGCTTCGTCGCCAGATCGCAGGTACGAGCGGCGTTGCGCTCGATCTCCGGCGTGAGCATCTTCGGGTAAAGCTCGCGTCGGCCCATGAAGTAGTCAGCCAAGGTGATCATGACTTTCTCCCGCCGCTGACGCGGCCTAGGTGTCTGCCGTCGATTTCGCGCAGCTCCATCGGCTTGGAGATTTCCTCGACGTAGGTTTCGCGCGATCGCAGAAGGTACAAGCCCGCCATAGCTGCCATCAGCGCGTGCGTGACCTGCGCGCCGTTCATCGCTACGTCCCAGGCGCTGTAGATCCCAGCGATGGCGCCGACGGCGTTCTGAAGGACGAAGCTGACGCCGTTGCGCAGGTAGTGCAGCTGTTCCATGCGGCGCAGATAGGCCGCGGCGAGTGCAACGGCGATGATCAGGGCGATGGCGTTCATGGCTGGCCTCTTCGACCGAACGGCAGCAGGCTCATCAGCCAGTCCACCAGGGCGGGCGCTTTCAGCGCTCCAGCGGCTAGGACTGGGTGGAAGAAGATCGCCGCCGTCGTCGCGATTGCGTTTGCCGCAAGTGGCTTTGATCCAAGCCACCACACCGAGGTGAAGTGCCCGATCAGGGCGGAGATCAGAGAGGCGCTGAGATAGACCGAAATGGCGCCCCACCAGCGATTCGCAGCCGGAGCCCAACCAGCGCCAAGCACGCTGCCGATCAAACCCCATACGATGGGCTGCAACGGGACGCCGAAGATCTCCATCAGGGCTGCGCTCGCCAGCCCAACGCCGGCCAGCGCCTCAACCGGCATCTGCGGCGCATTCATGGCCTGCTACCTTTGCGACCAACGCCCCAATCAGCACGAGGCTGAGGGCGCCGATCTTGAATCCGATTCGCGCGCTGCATTGCTCCTCCCCTTGCCCGACATACCACCAGTCGAAGATGCGCCACGTCGAGCAGATGGCGACCAATGCTTCTTCGTAGATGAACCACGCGACGACCAAGCCGATCACCACGCCGCGGTTCTGCCGCCAGACCTGCACCAGCAGCGCGCCGATGACAAGCGCGCCGCAGAGGTTCCAGACCAGCGCCTGCGCCACGACGTGCTCCCACAGGACGTGACGTGTCACGCCCAGCAGCAGGAGCAGTGCGGCCAGGTTCTTCATGATCAGTTCGGCTTGACCGGATCCGGGCCGCCGCCGCCCTGGATCACGACCTTGATCGCGTCCTTGACGGTGCGAGACCCCTTCAGGCGCCACAGCGCGAAGAACAGGACGGCGTTGACGATGAGAGATGCGATCAGCATGGCTTTCCTTTAGAGACCCCAGACACGATGGACACCGGTGACGGCGAGACTGCCGCCCGCTTGGTTCTTCCACAGCCCCAGCAACCCACCTCGGAACGGGCCGGTCAGGGCCTGGGTTCCGATCGATGTTCCGTCGACGAAGACTTGCACCGTCGCCGACGTCGGGTTGACGTTTGTGAGCACCGCACGGAAGGTGTGAGACGCCGCCGACTGATCGGTGGCAGCCAGCGCAGCGTTGGCCGTGTAGGTGCCAGATCCTGTTGCTTCCTGCACCGACAGATAGCCGGTGGTCGGATTCAGCATGATCGAGATGGCGCGCTCGCACGAGGCGCTTCCGCCGTTCGATCCGACGTTGCCGCCGATGATCACCGCCGAGTCCTTGAGCATCTGTCCGGTCCACTCGATGGTGGCCGCGTCGATGAGGAACGACACCGGCAGGTCGTCGAAGACCGCCATCGTGTTGGCGTTCGCCGAGTTCAGCTCCAGCCGCGGCGCCAGCAGCTTGCGCTGCTGCGGGACGGAGAACCCGTTGGGCAGGATCAGCGGCTTTTCGGCGTCGCGGCTGCGGATGCAGTGCAGGCCGATGCCGCCCGTCGACGCCGTCGTCATCAGCAGCACGTGGTAGCCCGGCGCCAGGTTGCGCGCGATCACGGTCTCGTAGTCCTGCCAGAACGACGACGTGAAGCCGGCATGCAGCATGGACAGCGTGCCGAGCGCGCCGCCGTCCAGATTGATCGCGATCGACGCGGAGCCGTTGGAGAAGATCGGATGCGACAGCACGAGGTCGAGGCCGGACTCATCGACTCGGAACACCATGCGCATGGTCTGGGGCGTAGCGATTCCGGTGGTGACGACGACGCCCACTCGCGAGCTGCTGGATGCACTGACGGTCTGGCTGGTGGCCTTGATGGCTGACGCGCTGGACGGCAGACGCTGAGCCGGGCGGCTGAACGCCTCCATCTGCGAGTCCAGAAGAACGCCCGCCATGTTGTTGCCGGCGAATCCGTATCCGGCCTGGCTGGCATGCACGCCATCCGGAAGGATCGACAGCGGCAGCTGACCGTCGATGTTCAGCAAGCGCGACATCAGCAGGTTGTTGTCGACGACGGTAACGCTGTGGTCGCGAGCAACCTTGCGCATCTCCTCGGCGAAGCGAGACGTCGCCTCCGAGCGCGCCTGGCTGCCAAAGGCGCCGTAGTTGCCCGCCACCGCCAGCGCCGGGAAAGGGCTCACCAGGATGGGCGTCTTGCTGTAGAAGCGGCACGTGTAGATGAACGAGAGGAGTGCCGTGCGGTAGGCCGCAAGGGTCGTCGCGTTGGCACCGAAGGCATCGTTGATGCCGTGGTTGCACAACACGGCACGCGCGGTGCTGGCCGCCATCTTCGCGGCGAACGTCGTGCCGCTGCCGTCGGTCCCGGCAATCATCTGCGTGGCCGTCGTGCCGCTGATGCCGTTGTTCGTGACCGTCAGCGCGCTGTTGCCGTGGTAGTTGTTGACGAAGTTCTGCAGCGCGGTGGGCGGCGGAACCGCGACTTGGTTGGCGAGATTCGCAGGGTCCGCGCCCCACATCGTTGAGTCGCCAAAGCACGCGATGATGCGACCTGTCCCGGCCGCGACATCGGTCATCAATTGCTGGATCGCGTCGACGTCGATGACGGAATACTGCTTGAGAGTCGATAGCGCCAGCCCGATGGATCCAGACAGATAGGTCGTATCGAAGTCAAACAGCATCTGATTTGCAGATACCGAAAGCGCCGACGGGTCGATCGCAGCAATGACGATCGACGTCGCTCCGATGACGATTGGGTTGGCAGTCTGCACTTGCCAGAATCTGGCTGCGACACCGGGCGTCACAAGGACTATCGTTCCCTGAACGACATCTCGGTTCCCGTCGAAATCACGCGCCCTTTCCCAAGCCCCAGTGTCGACAACCCAGATCCCGTTGCTGATCGATCCGCCCGCAATTGCGACGAGGACTCGATCGCCGGAAACGCACGGCACGCCACCGACGGTCTGCTCACCGTTGAGCGTGATTGCGGATGTGGTGACCGCCTTGCATGGCGGTTTCACAGCGACCGACGTGGTCAATCCCTGCAGTCGGTCGGTTGAAGTCGCTGGCATCTCACACCTATCCGCCGGCCCGCCCGGCTTGATAGGCGCAAATTATCAGCGACTAATCGCTGATAGTTCAACGCTATTGCTTTGATTCTGGCGATGCTGTTCCCGACACGAGGCCGCGCGCCGCATCGACAGGACCTGTGGGATTGACCTTTCCTTCTGAGACGTCCGTTAGGTATCCGATCGGTCGAGCCATAGCGCTGGCTGGCAGGCCGACCGTCATGGAGATCAACGTGGCGAGGTCGCGGACTGCCTTCTTGGAACTCCCCTCGCCGGACGCCGCCGCGTACACGGAATGCGGCGCCGACACCGCGCTCTCGATCATCGAGATGGCGGGACTGGTGCTGATCCGGTCGTCGTAGGGCTTCTTGTTGAAGGTGTTCACTCCGGCGTTGATGACCTGTCCGAGGCCCGGAAGCATCCCAACACCGGCGCGGAAGGCTCCCATCCCAAGGGCGGAAAGCCAGTCGTCCCAAACCTCACCGTCGCCGTCCTCGTCTTCCGGCCCACCACGGAAAGCCTGGACGATCGCCTCGCTGACCAGTGCCGGAACCAGGAACCCGAAGGTGAAGATGAACAGGCCACGACCCATACCCTTGCGCAGGCCGAGTTCGTGATAGGTGTTCGCCATCTCCGTGCCGATCAGGTTGGCCTGCATGTTGAAGTAGCCTGCGAACTGCGTGAACATGCGAGCGAAGGCGCTGCCGGTCTCGATCCGTGAGACGTCTTCAGGGAGGGTGCTGCCCTGCGTCTCGCGCACGGCGGAGTCAGCCCTACGGATGGCATCTCGCTCGCTAAGGCCCTGCGTGATGGCATCGTTGTAGGCCCCCGTCCAAACGATCGGACCAATCACGTTGTCCACCGCCGACTGAAGGAAGTAGGCGTGCTTTCCGAACCACTGCTGGCTGGACTGCAGGACGTTCGGGTTGAGCAGGATGTCGCCGATGGCGTCATTCATCTGCGCCACCTCGTTGTCCATGCGAGAGGCCATGTACGTTGAAGCCGATGTCACGGCGTCAATGGTTGCCTTCGGCTGGGTCAGGAACTGCACCGTGGCAGACATCAGCGACTTCGGTTTGACGCGCAGCGCCGCGATGCTCAGCCCGGTGATCTGCTGCGCGGCGTTGGCGAAGTTGGCGAACATGGCCGCCATGCCGGCGCGCTGACGCATCAGGGAGAAGAACCGCATCACGCCGTTGGTTCCGGCGATTGGGGTCTCGACCTGCTGCCGTGCTGCGCGATTGAGCCATGGCGTCAGCAGTCCATCGAAAGCCGTCGGGTCGATGCGATGCAAGGCCGTCGAGACATCGTCGGAGGTCAGGATCTTGCGGACGTCGCGCACCGGTTGCTCGAGGTGCGTGAACATCAGCACCTTGTCGATGTGCTGCGCCAGCGAGCGCAGGTCCAACAGCAGCGGCTTGTTGTACTCGACGCGTGCGTTCGTGAATCCCTTGGAGGTGGTCGGGAAGGCGTAGGCCAAAGACTGATTCTCGGCCTCCGCCAGCTCCCTGGTGGCGGCATCCTTGACGACCTCGGAGTCAGTCATCGCGGGGACGTAGCCGCCGCGGTACTGGCCGAACGGCGTCTCGAAGGAATCGGCCGTCACCTCGTCGAAGTACGAGCCGAACACGTCTCGGTGAGTCTTCTGGGCGGCCGGCTTCATCTGCTCGAGCAGATCCCAAACGCCCTGCGCGAAGTCGTACTCCGCTTTGCCGATCACTCCCGTGTCCTGCATGCGCTTGACGAATCGATCCCAGCGAGAGGTGTCGATGGTTCCGTCCTCGTTCTCGGTCGCCCAGCCGCGTCCGAGCAGCAACTTCCGCTTGTTGCTCTCGTTGCCGGTGTGCAGCAGCGCGTGGAGGATCTCCTGCTTTCCGGATCCGCCGCGGCTGAAGCCGAACACATAGCCAAGTTCAGGAGCCTCGACACGCCCGCGCCCCAACTCGACCGTCTTGAGCAGATCGCGGTACTTGCGCAGATGTCCGCCCTTCTCTGCGCGGTACCGATCTGCTGCTTCCTTCACCGGCTGCCAAATGTAGGTGCGGAACGGGCCGCTCTGACCGCCGTCCTTGGCGCCAACCCACGATTCAACGCGTCGCAACGCGGCGCCGATGGTCTGGATCTTGGACAAGCGACGCTCAGAATCGGTGACCGCCATGCCCTCACCGGCCACCCGTGCGGGGATGCCGATCTCCTCCAGTCGGCCCATCAGTTCGGCTTGGACCATCTCGCGATCGATCAACTTGCCGTCGACCTCGATCTGGCGCAGTCGGCGCGACTGCTGCCACATGCTCTTGAGCTCGTCTGTCAAGCCGCGAAGCTTCTCGACGCTGACCTCTTGGTATGGCGCTGCGGCCATGGTCATGTTGTCGACGCGATCCTTGAGGATCTGATAGGTCGCCGGATCGTAGGCGCGGATGTTCTCCAGGTACTCGCCGGCCAGTTGTCCAGGACGCAGACCAACGCCGTACTCTGCGACGATCGCACGCATGGCCATGACCAGGTTGACGTCTCTGGTCTTGGCGATCGTGTCCTTCGTGCCTTTCTGGATCTGGCGGAAGAACGCGAGCGTCTCGCGGACCTCGTTCTGCACGTCGACCGCCGCCTTGAAGGCGTAGCCGTTCACCAGTTCGTTGCGCTTCTCCTTCGCCGCCGCGGCGATGTCGTCCTTCGCGAGAGCCTGGGTTGCCGCGCGCGCGGCGCGAGCCTGTGAAGCGGCGTACTGGTTCGGCCGCACGTCCTTGACCAGCAGCTTCGCGACCATCGCCTCTGCGAATGTCTTCGCCGCCGCCGGCAAAGTCGCCACGGTGCCGCCCGAGATGTCGGCGTTCTTCCCCTCGCTCCGGACCTTCATCGCCTTCTCAAGCGCCTTCAGTTCCGTCGCAACCGCGCGCTGGCGCGCCTCGTTGAACAGGGCTTCGTTCACGGCCTTGGCGAGCGCCTCGGGGCTGGTGATGTCGCCATAGCGTTCCAGCATGCGCTGATCGGTCAGTCCCTCAACGGCCTCGTTCGGCGTGTCGGCAAGCACCAGCGCGCGGACCAGCTGCTGCCCAGACTGGAAGCCGAACTGCTCGGCAAGCACGTCCGGGTCCATCCCTTCCTTGCTGGCCATGCGGCGCTTCTGCAGCGCTGCCGCGGCGTCCTTGTCGATGGCCTTGACCGCCTCGGTGCTCAGCTTTCCGACCTCGAATCCCTCAGGCACATCACCCTGTGCCGACGGCGGCGCTTCCGGCTCTTGGTGGGCGTTGTCCCACTCCAGCATCCGCTGCTGGACGTTGATGTCGATCTGGCGCTTGTTCTTGGCGAGGAACTGGCCCTTCTGCAACCCCTTCAACTCAGGGTTGGCCGCCAGCATCTTGGCGCGTTCCTCCTTGGCCGCCTGCTCCTCAGCTTCAACCCGGCGCTGGCGGAAGTCCTTGAGTTCCTTGCGGTACTCGGCCTCGGCCTCCGTGGGCTCAACTGGCTTTGCCACCTTGCCGGTCAGGAACGCCCAGGCGCGGTAGATGGGGGTCGCCATCACCTCTGTCCGAACCTCGGACCTGACGGCGCGGCGCTTCTCCGCGGCATCCTTCTGCAGGGCCTTGAGGGTGCGACTGCGCGCGTTGGCGAGCCACTGCATGTCCCTTAGCGAGCGGGTCTCGAGTTCCGAGATTGCCTGCTCGGTCTGGGCCCGTCCCAGTTCCTGGTACTTGGACCAGTCGAGGCCGAATTGCTTCGCCTGCTCCGGTGTTTGGAACAGGGCGGCCATGGACTGCGCAGCCTCCGCAGTCTCGATCTCCTGCTCGCTGGCCAGCATGCGGTCCATCACGCCGCGGACTTCCTCCGAAAGGGTGACGTTCAGCGACTTGAGCGACTGATAGACGTTCATCAGCCACGCGCGGAAGCGTTGGAACACACCCTGCAATTCCAGGCTCGGCGCCTTGCCACCGAACAAGTAGGCCTCGAAGCCACGCGCGAACTTCTCATGGCTCTCGCGCTGCTCGTCCAGGCTCATGTCCTGCCAAGTCTGGAGTTGTGTCTTGCCCTCCGCCGGCTGGATGCCGAACCAGTCTAGGACGGTGGTCAGGTCCTGCTGCACGCCGGGTTCCGCGTTCTCGCGCGCGGCGATGTCGACCATGATCTCCAGGAAGGCATGGCCGAACTCATGCAAGGCCGTCGACAGGTCGGCGTTGGCCAACAAGGAGATGGTCAGGTTGCTCGGGCTGAAGGCTCCGCGCTGACCCTGGGCCAGCGCGCCGGTGGCCTGACCGCGGCCGACAGCCGCCATCGCCGCATTCCGCGTGACGCCCGGGCCGGCCGACATCACCGTCCAGTCGGTGGCGCCGACGTTGCGCTGCACGATGATCTGGTCGGCGGAGGCATTGGTGTCGACGGCATCAACGCCCACCAGCGGACGGACCTGACCGGTTCGGGTGTCGACAACGTAGCGCCGACGGCCGAGCGCCCTCTCCTCGCGCAGACGACCTTGTGCCTCCAGGCTTGCGGCACTCTCGCCGCTGGCGTTGTCGGAGATCCCGAAGGACTCCTCTCCGCTACCACGCATCAGGCTGTCGAGATCACCAAGGTCCAGGATGTCGCCCTGGTTCAGCACGTTGCCTTGCAGGTCCTCGCCTTGGAGGCGGAGCGGGTACTGGGCGTAGAGTTGCTCCGCCGTCATCCCGAGCCGACCGGCCGTCGTGGCGTAGAAGGCCGAGGCCAGCGCCGCATTTGGCTTGGCGATGTCCTCGTTGTATCGGCCCGTAGCCAGGATCTGCTGCAGGAAGTTGTCGCGCACCGCATCGCGGCTTGTGCGCGCCGCGTCCGCCGTGTCGCGCCGAGACAGTTCGGTCTCGACAGCCGAGCGGATCTCTTCTCCGTGGTCCTTGATGAACTGGTCCGCCTCGGTGAGGCTCATCCCTTCAGGATCGGTGCGAAGGTGAGGGATCAGCTGCTCGGCCAGACCTGCGTCGACCACATTGGCAGCAAACTCTGACACCGGGATTCGGATGTCGGTCCCCGCCGCCGTCGCAGCGTCGATCTGATCAGCCACAGCCGGCGAAGCCTCGGCCAGCGCGCGCACGTCGATCCCCGACTGCGCCAGCGCCTGAGGTGCGAGATAGATGTCATGCACCGGTCCGTTCTCCGTCGCGGAGTCGATGAAGGCCTTGAAGCTCTGCGGATCCCGCTTCTTCACCTTGCTCGCTTCGGAAGCCGCCGCCAGTTGAGTCAGTACCTGAGCATTTTCCTTGGCCGCCTGGGCGTGCTGCATGCGCTCACGGATGGCCGTGTGTGCAACGCCTGCGGCCTCTGCCGGTGCAGTGAAGGCCTCACCGACAACTTCCGCCAGGATGTTCCCAGGGCTGATGTCCTGGCCGGCAGCCAGTTCACCGCCTAGTTCACCGAGGCCGCCAAGCAGTCCCTGGACCGGCGTCTGCACGCCCATGTTCGCGATCTCGCGCGCCAGTGGCCGGGCAGCCAGCTTCGTTGCGACACGACCGGGCAGCAGCACCTTCCCCGCCAGACCTCCGCTGATCGCATCGAGAGTGCCAACGACGCCGGCATGAGCGAAGGCCTGGGCCGTTGCTCGACGCATCAGCGCCTGATCCTTGGATGCAGCGACCAGCGCGTCCGGGCTGTTTAGATCGACGCCTTCCTTCTGGAGCGCCTCCATCAGCGTAGCGCCGTAGTCGACAGCAAATGACCCACCACCCATAGCCGCAGCGCCAGCGGCCGGGCCTGCTACCACAGCTGCTCCGATGCCAGGGACACTCTGGATCAGACTCTCCGGTCCGATGTTGGCGACGAACTTGACCGGGTCGGTAGAGAACGCCGAGATGGCATCGCCGAATCCCTTGGCATCCATCACCCGCTGGACGACTGGATCCGAAGGGAGCTGGTTCTTCTCGCCCTGAGTCGACACGATGGTCCCGACCTCACGCACATCGGCGCCACGCATGCCGGCAATGCGTTCACGGAGTCCATCGTTAGAGATGGTAGCAAGGCCAGGATCTTCACGTCCACGGCCAGCGGCGCGCTCCGACAACTCTCGCTCCAGGCGTGCGACGCTGGACTGGCGGGCGCCGATGGCCAGGGCCGACAGGTTCTGCTTCAGGCTGGGGATGCCGCGCTTGAACGAGTTGACCAATCCCTCTGTCAGACTCATCCCGTCAACATCGTCATGCGCGATCTGGGCATTGTTGACGTCCGAGAGATACCGGGTGGTCGACGGGAAGCGCACGGCGAGGTCGTTGAAGTCGACCGTATTCAGCGCTGCAGTACGCTTCACCTCATCCGGGATGGACTTGGCAGTGTCCAGCGGCACTCCGGCGCGCTGAGCCAGGCGGCGGAACTCCGCCTCCTGGTCAGGCTGCGCGGCCACACCGACAGCCATGCTGGTGCGGACCTGTGTATCAGGCTTGCGTCCGGCGATATAGCGAGAAACCGCGCCAGCAGTATCGAGAGTATCTTCGTCCATCAGCGGAGCTTCAGTTGAAGGTATGCGCCCAGGATGTCGCCATCCGATGGGGATTGAACGCCGTTGGCCTTGAAGTCGGCCTTGAGCTTCTCTCGTACAGCTGGCGGGATGTCGCCCGCCTGCATGGTCAGGAGCCGTTCAGAGGAATCCGTCACGCCGCCGAAGAATCCAGTCGTACGGAATTGGACCTTCCTTGCGATCGCCTGATCAATGGTCTTGGCCATCATGGCGTCGTCGAACTTCTTTCCGGCCTGCTGTTGCTGCTGTAGCACGTAACTCTGAACCGCGTTGCGAATGGCACCCACCCGCTGCTGTCCAGCCTTGTCACGATCCGGAGGCGTCGGGTCGATGCCCATCTGGTTCAGTCTCGAGTTCAACGTCGAGTTCAGCGAAGCGAAGTCGACATCGCCAGGGCCGTTTCCACCCTTGCCGCTAATCAGTTGCCCGCGGCGCAGCGCCATCTGCTGTTGATCCGCCTGGGAGAGCTTGCGCGACTGCCAGTAGAACTCTGCGTCGGACATTCCCTTCAGCCACTTATCGTCCGTGGCCATCTTCTGGAACACGATCGGATCCGTCTGATCCTCTCCTTTGGCTACCCGCGCGCCGAAGTTCAGCAGGTCATCCACCTTCCCTGCCGGGACGGCATTGCGAACCGACGGCGGCAGAGCGTTCCACGAGCCGCCGTTTTGCGCCAAGCCTCGCTGCGCGGTGGCAAGCGCTTCATCCTCTCGCTGCTTGATCTCATCGGTCTGTTCCTTGAAGAGACGAGTCGATTCGTCTAGCGCGACCTTGATGCGCTCGGGGCGTTGGCCGACCAGGGTGCGGCGCACGTTGTCATGCACCTCCTTGAGGGTCGGACGCTGCGGGGCGCCGCCTCCGGCATCTAGCGCCGCCATGTTCTTGGCGACGTAGGCCTGGGTCTCCTGGGGAAGGAAGATCGTCCACTCCGGATCGCCCTGTTCCTTGGCGGTAGCCAGAGCCTCATCAACCCGGCCAGGGCCAGCGTTGTACGCAGCCCATGCCTTCGACATGTCACCGCCGTATCGCTTGATCATGGCGTTGAGGTAGTCACGTCCGACGCGCGCACGTTCGTCCGGGCTGTTGTCCTTGGCCGCCTTCACACCGAACCCAGGATCCAGGTTGGTGGAGTCCATGACCTGCATCTCGCCCTTGGCGCCGGCAGAGCTCGTGAGTAACTTCCCATCCGTGCCGTACCGACGACCACCGGACTCCGAAGCCATGGTGATGTTCATCACCCGGTCCAGGTCTGTTGGCTGCATGTTGGGCTGGATGGCTCCGATCACAGCGTGAGCCGCGGCAGTTCCTTCGACGGAATCCTCCTGTTTCTGGATCTGGTTGCTAAGCCGCAGGACGGCGGCCGGGTTCATCGCCTCGGCGTTCTTGTCGAGGTAGCCCTTTGCTGCCTTCCAGTTGTCGCCGGCCAGCAGCGTGTCAAGCACCGCCACGTGCGTCTTCTCGTCCTGATTTCGGATGGTCTGTGCGATCTCTTCTTCGCTGCGACCTTTGCTGCGGAGGTATCCGATCGTGCGCGCGGCGCCCGTGGCCATCTCCGCCTTCACTCGCGCTGGATCACCGGCGAACCGGGCTGCACGGTCATGAACGGACTGGATGTCGGCCTCAAACTGTCCTCGATCGTAGGTGTCCTTCTCGCGCTGAACGTGGCGATCAGTCCAGTCCAGAACCTGATTGCGGCGCGAAGCGGAGAGTTCACGGAAGGCGCGACGCTGGCGCTCAGAAGTGAGTCCTTCTCCGATCTTCGCGGACGCCTCGTCGAACGACTTGGGGATCGCCTCCTGCAGTCCAAACGAGTCCTGCCCCAATTTGTTGATGGCGCCGTTGTCCGGATCGTAGATTGCGGACCGTTCCCAATCGTCCAGCTGCCGACGCGCGCTGAACACAGCTTGGGCATCAGCCTCCTTCGCAAGCTGGTCGACGGCGCCGGCCACACTTCCAAGCGCCTGACCGATGCCACCGTCATTGACCGACGCGATAGAACGCTGCGATCGCGGCGCAGCGCGCGCGACGGTATCGAGGGATGGGAGGCGAGGCATCAGCGACGAGCCCTCACGTCAGAGCCGGCGGCGGAGAACTTCGCCCCACTGGCATCGTTGTTGTAGTTGTACTTCGCGCCACCACCGAACATCGAGGAGATGTCGCCGAAGCCCGTGAGGATGGAAGGGATCGCCTTGATGCGCGAAGCCCGCTTTGCGTTCTTCCCGCTTGCCCGCACAGCGCCGGCTTGCTGCTCATCAGAGCGAGCCTGCTCCTCGCCTTCGTACAGCGACGTCAGGGCGCGGTATTCGCCCTCGCCAGCGATGTCGCTGGCGAGCTTGACCATGGTTTCGTCGCCACCACCCCCTCCGCCCAGCGCCTGGAGTCGCGACAAAGCTAGTCTGGATTGACGGCGATCCTCAATGGACTGGCGTTGAGCCGTCGCGCGTGACTGTCCTGCCCGTTGCTCAAGCTGCGCGGCCTGATAGCCGGCGGACTTGTCTGCCGCATTGCCTTCAAGGATTGGCGCAACCGTCTGCAGAACGGTCGATGCGACCGGGAGAAAGGCAGCAAATTCAGCCATGGCGCCAGACCTCACTCGTGACTTGTTGGAAGCCCAGATGACTCAGGAGCCCAGGGGATGTTGGTTCACGGCTGTCGCAGATAGCGAACACCGGGCCTCGGCAGGCCGCCAGCAACTGACCGAAGGCGATGGCCAGCCGAGTCAGTGCCACCTTGTGCTTTCGGCTCTCGTCACGGATCTCGCTGAAGGCCTGCATTCCGTCTGCACCTTGGGCCAGCCCAGCGATTGCAGTCACTCGCCCATCTTGCTCAAGAACAACGGCTCGCATGGTCGACGGAACGCGTCCGTTGAACCAGACGGCGACGTCTTCTCTGGTCGCGAATCGGATCGTCATGAGTGGTTCGCCATGGTGATTACCGCCGAGGTGACCGTGGCCGGCCGAGGCGATGCTGCCCGCAGGAACAGGCGGGCGTCGTTGTCCCAAGAACCATCCATCGGGACGACGTCCTTGTCGTACTCGCTCCAGACCTGGTTGACGTCGATCTCAAATCCATCTTCAACCTGCGGCATATCGTTGAGCTCATCGAGCCGCTGGCCGAACTGGACCCCTTGCGCGTGTGTATCGACCAGCACCAGACCCAGCGCATTCAGCCGCTTGCTGGTATGCAGACCGGACTTCCCGGGTGGAACGACATAGGCCATCTTGGTCGACTTGAAGATCGCCTCATAGAAGAGGCCAACGCAGACGCTCGCGTAGGTTCCCGGCAAAGCGACGTTGCCGGAACCGTCAACGATGGCGGTGCCGACGTCGTTTCCATCCGCCCAGATGGTGACCTGACGGTTGATCAGGTGTGGCGCGCTCACCGAGGAACCAGAACCCATCACGAACGAGTCGGCGATCTTGTTGGTGACGCCGCCGCGGGCTTCGCTCTCCAGCGCCCACTTCTCGAGGTATCGGACGACAACACCCTGCACCTCGCGTCTGACGGCGTAGTAGACGGCATCCTCTTCCACGCCGGGGAGCACGGCCACGTCTTCGACAACGCCGTCTGTCTGGATCGTGACCCAGCACAGCAGGTTCTCCGTTCGGTCGATGATCAGGACCGCCACAGTGCCATCAGCCAGCCACACGTGCAGCCGGGTGTCGGGCTGGCGTTGGATCTTGATCCCCACGACACCTGCTGAGCACAGGTCCGGAACCAGAGCAGTAAGGTCGCTCTCGTCGTACTCGCGCGCGGAGTTGCCGTAGCTCATCTGATAGAGCCGGGACAGGCAGCGCTGGACGAAGATCCCACTACCGTCGATCTCCTGTGCCGGGATGGCTGCCGTTCCTTGGGTGCCGGTCTTCTTGGGCGTGAAGTTGGTCGGCGTCAGTGGTTCATCCAGCGCGGACGACCGGCAAGCCAACTCCATGCTGTCCGTCCCGGCCACGAGCCGATCCAGCGAGATCAGCCAGTTGATGCTGTCGACCGGCCCGAATCCGATGGATCTCGAGATGGGCCCGGCATCTCCTTCGAAGTCCGGATCGAACGACTCGAAAGCATCCGTCACCGATCCGTTGAACTTGTCCTTGCCGCACCACCACAGCCGTCCGTCATGGATGGCGACAGCAGACGGCCAGCCGCGGAAGTCCGACCACAGTCCCTCGGCCCAGGTGTCGGTGGCAGTCAGACCGCCGAGCGGACTCAGTACCTCAGCCGATACAGACGTCGGGCTGATGTACGCGGTGATCCTCACGACACCAGTGATCGAGCCGCTGGCGTAGCTCAACGTCGTCGTTGCGGTTCCGCTCGTGTAGTCACCCGTCTTGATGCCGACGCGGTAGTAGATGATCTGGTTGTCCAGTCCATCGTTGTACGACTTGCTGCCCACCCCGGTGTACGTCTCGCCGGGGACATCCTGCCAGGTTCCAGGAGACCCAACGGACCGTTGCAGCGTCAGGTTCGCGACAAACGTTCCAGAGTTGACGATCGAGAATGCGCGGGCGTCACCAACTCCGGTGATGCGGATCGGGTCGCCGAAGGTATTTGCCGCAGACAGCGATGTCGTCACGATCTGACCGACTGACGTTAGGGAGAAGAGCGCTCCAACGTGGCCGGGCGCGAACACATCCGACGACGCAGTAATTGAGATGTTGCCGCTCAGGCCGGTTGCCGTCAGCGTGGTCGGTGTGGTGTTCTGAACTCGGAACGGACCGTCGACCGGCTGGTAAAGCGTCACGGACCAAGAGCCATTCGATCGACGCTCGATCTTGCGTTGCTGGTATCCGCGGCACGCAAGGAAAATCACGTCACCCGACTGAATGGCCCGCAGGTACTGCAGGTCGGCGGCTGCATATGGGGTCGGTAGAGTCATCGCTCCAGCCGCCTCGATTGCAATGCTGTCAATCAGCACCTGACGCGACGTCCGGCTTCGGAACTGGAAGAAGAAGCTGGCCCCTGTGGTCGGGATCACAATGCTGTGCGTACCTGCGCCCAGCGTCGTGTCGCGCAAAAATTGAGTTCCGCCCGAAACGGATCCGGCCCGGATCGTTACCGAACCTCTCGTCACGACGATGCGGACCGCTTGGTCCCCGGCCGCTGCGACGACCTGCTGTTCACGGATGGCATAGTTGGTTCCGTCACCTGTGAGACCCATGAATCCGCCGGCCACCCAGATGGACGTCGCGCCAGCTTGGTCAAGGTCCGTCCACCCGGACAGGTCAGTGTTGAAAGTTCCGTTGGTGAAGGCTGAGCCGTTGGCAGGGCGAGTCACCAGAGCGTCGTCCTTCCAAACCCTCAGTTGCCCGGCCGACATCTCGATCAGGGCTGTGTCCTGCGCCGAGAAGATGAACTCGATCAGTTTTTCCTGGCCAGGGAAAGCGCCGAGGTAGCCGAGCCCCGGGCGAAGCATCATCGACCCCAGCGCGCGCGGCATCCAGTTGCGCTGGATTTCGGCGCTGAACTTCATCTTGTTCAGGTCGATGCGCGACAGAGCCAGCCGCGACACGACGCCGCGGTTGAACGCCAGGATCTCGTGGTCTCCTCTCATCGGTCACCCGCCCGGCGGTAGCGTTGACCACTGAAGCGAGACTTGACCCAGCTTCCAGGCGGCGGGAACTTGGTCGGCTCCTCCATCGCGTCGCGGGCCAGGGCGGCCTTCAGAACGATGCGATCGCGCTTGGCCTCGAGCTTGTCCTGCAGGTTGTCGTCCTGCGTCAGCGGCTTGGCTACCTTGGCAGCAAGATGGATCTCGACGAGCTCGATGAAGCTTTGCGGCCATAGCGAGAAGTCACCACCGCAGGACTCGTCATCCGACACGTACCGGACATACATCGTCTCCAGGTTGCCCCATAGGAACCCACCCTCTTCGCGATAGTCCAGGTACGGAACTTTCATGCTCTCGTCCTGAAACACACCGGCAAGACGCACCAGGTCATCCGGCAGGTTGAACGCGTACTGCAAGCCAGGGAACCCCGGCTCGACGCTGGGCGAGTAGTCCAGCTGGACGGAGCGCATGGCGAATTTCCACTGCCCCTTCTCCAGGCACCACTTCACCGCATCGTTATTCCAGGCCGTGTCCAGGTACCGGCGCGCGGCTTCGTTCACCGTCAGGTTGGCGATTGCGCGTTGGCCCAGGTGGTTGACCAGGGCGCCGTTGTAGAGCTGGATACGGCTGGTGGTCATGCTCAGTCCTTGGCCGCTTCAGCAGCTTTTTGAGCTTGGCCGGTCTGGTAAGGCATCCACTGCGCATAGGCCTCACCATCGGGCGGCATATCGCCTTCCTGAATGAGCAGGATGTTGAGTCTCGGCCACGCCCGGCCAATCGCGTCAACGACCAGCAGGTTGATCCGGTCGGCGCCGTGCACGCCAACGATGGTCGCGTCCAATGGCTGGAAGCCTTCACCATCGATATCAGGCAGAAGCGCCAGCGACCGGTAGCCCTGGCGCTCCGCTTCGCTCGGGCGGTACCAGATCTTGCGCCCGACAGTTGGATTGATCGTGGTCATGTCAGGCCTTCTCGTGTTCCGTGATCCAGGCGTTGGCCGTCTTCTTGTCGGAGAAGCCGTCCTTCAGGACCTCGCCGTCGGCCTTGCGAATAACGCGGTGCTTCTGATGCGGTCCGCCCCAGTTCACGACGTAGGCCGACTCCTTGCCAGAGTCGCCGGCAGGCTCGGTGGGAACCAGTTCCGTGAACTGAAGAACGTGGAACTTGGCGAAGTTTCGACCGCAGTCCTTCACCATCAGTTCGGCATACCAAGACTGGTCGGCCGGCGTGACTTCGAGGATGTCGCTCACGCGAAGCTGGGCCGCGATGTGCTGCGTTGCTTCCTCTTTCAGAACGTCTTCCAGTGTGCTTTCCGGCTCGACCGTCACGGAATAGCGCGTGCGCACACTATCTGCCAGAGAGAACTGCGAACGGGTGATGGGTTTCATGTGGACTCCAGTTGGAAAAAAGCCGACGCCTTCCTTGGATGGCGTCGGCGCGGGTGACCCACAAGGGATCAAGGAGGAGACATCAGTCGGTGTTCGTGGCCGCGCCGATGACGGTGCCGTCGCCAAGGTCCACGGAACCCGGCGAAACGGTGCCCACGGAGACCACGCGGTGATCGGTGATCACACCGGTGCCGGTCACGGTGACCTCGACCAGGTCACCCACCTTCATGCCCAGATCCAGGCCGTTGGTGATGTAGCCGGCAGTGTCGACCGTCGCCACGGTGTCGGCAGTGGAGTAGGTCCAGGTCTGGCCCGCTCCGTACAGTCCGCCGTTGGACTTGAGTCGCGGCGGGGTTGCGGTGGAATACGGCATTTCGTTCTCCTTGGGTCAGGCGGTCGCGGCGATGCCGGAACCGTCGTGGCGGATCGAGACTACGCCGCTGTTCTGCAGCAGCTTCGGTCCCATGTAGGCAGAGCAGCGGGCCCACGAGTAGTCCTGCTCCTCGTCGTATCCGACCGGCGACTGGATGCCCTTGACGTCCATGCCGTGGCCGATGGCCGACTTGTGGTAGACGAACAGGCGCTCGTTCGCGGTGCCGTTGCCCGGCAGGGCGGTGTGGACCATCCAAATCACGCCGGCCCAGCGGAAGCGGATGGGCGCGTCGACCAGCTTGGTGTCGTTGACGTAGTCCTTGGAGGTGACCTCCTTGACCTGCATCAGGTACGCCCAGGCCGCCGGAGTCAGCAGGCCGGAGATGTTGCCGTCGATGGGAACGTTGTTGTTGCCCAGGATGGCGATGGCTTGCAGCGCCTTGGCGATGCTCAGCGTTGTCGGCGCGACACCAGCGTACAGCGTGCCGGTGGCGAGTTCGCTGATGATCTGGTCGTCCACCTTGCGGTTGATGACGGCCATGGTCGTGTCCTGCATGGCGGCGCGCTGGTCGCCCTGGGACGCGAAGACGTTGTAGTTCGTCTTCTTGGCCAGGTCGTGCCACTCGGTCAGCGGGCAGGTGTACTGCGTGTTGTTGTCCGTGCGCGCCGGGATCAGGCCGTTCACGCCGCGCGTCACCGCGCTGGCGCCGCCGGAGTCGATCACGTCGAAGACGATGGAATTGCCCTTGATGACCCCTTCCGTGGTCACCGTCTGGCGGAGGAGGGATTGCCGACGCTCGAAGCCCTGGATGAGCTCCTGTCGGTACTGTGTCTGGAATGCGGTATCAGCCACGGTGTGGACTCCTTGAGATTGAGGTTTGCGCCTCGCTCGGGGTGTCTTGTGGCTGATCCGTCGGGGTGCCCTGAAGGGGCCGACTGACCCGCTTCAGGGCCTCGCTGCGGCAAATAGCTTTCAGCTATCGCAGCGAGTTTAGCGATAGCGTTGCACTATCGCAATCATTTCTTGAGGCGCTCCTTCGCACCCAGCAGTTCGCGGTAGCGCTTCTGCTGCGCTTCGTCCTTCCAGTAGGCGGGGTTCCGCGTCCCATCCGCTTGGTACTGCATGGCTTCAATCTTCGCGATCTCCTGATCGACGGACTCCAGGCGGTCGCCGCCGGCCGGGGTGACGGTGCCGCCCGTGAAGCCCATCTCGCGCGCATGCCCGGCCAGCCACTTCACGACGGCCGGGTTGTTCATGAGCGCGCGGCCATCGGGACCACGGGCATGACTGATCGCCTCAGCGATGTCGTTGCCGGCGTTGCTCAGCAGGGAGCGGATGCCATCGACGTTCTTGCGGTACTCGCCGCCCCAGTCCTGCCGGAGCGTGTCTTCGACCTCGGTCTTGTTGGCCTCGTCCATCTCCTGACGCTGGATGGCCGCCGCCTCGGTCATCTTGAGGTAGGTCTCGACGCCAGCCTTGACCATCGCAGGCGAGGCGTTCTGTCCATGCATCGCTGCGACGAACTGGTCCACGAGGGGCTTGTCGTCGTCCCCGATCACCAGGCCGTTGTCGAACTTGAGTTCGTAGCCTTCCGGCTTTTCCGGGATGCCCTGCTCTTGGCGCCACGCGGCCAGTTCTTCCGGCGTCGCGTCCTTCTTCAGCAACGAACGGAGCTCACCTTTGCTGATCTTGAGGTTGAGTTCACGAAGAGCCTTGCCGGCCGCAGCCGGGTCGGTGTAGCGCTCGAAGAGCTTCTGCGCCTTTTCGTCGTCGCCGGCCATCTGCTTGCGCCAGTCTTCCGGCCAGGTCTGCTTCGGCGGTTCGGGCGGATTGGCGGGCGGGCTCGGCGGAGCGCCTGCAGGCGGTTCATTCGCGGGCGGGTTGCTCGGCGGTGTACCGGTTGGCGGCGGCGGGTTGCCAGCGCCGGCCGGCGCTGGCAACC